CTGGCGACGACCGTTGTGACCGTCGCAGCAGCGGGAGTGCCGCCGCCCAGGATGCCGTCGAGCGTGCCGGTGAAGCCAGTGGCAGTTACTTTACCTGTGCTTGGATTATAGGTAAGTGTTCCATCAGATTCCAACCCAAGATTACCGCCATCAACATCTCCACCAGCAGTAAAGATAAGGGCATTACTTTCATTTGTACTTTCGTTATCTGTTATTGTGACTGTAGTAGCAACTGTTGCAACATCGGCTGTACCTGTAACATCACCAGTTATATCACCAACAAAAGCTGTTGAAGTAATACTTGTTGCACCAGTGACTACTCCGGCATCAATAACAATTGTACCATCAAGAACAATCTGTTGTCCTGCTACTGGCGTTATCGTTAAATCTGTACCAGCAGTACTCGTAATAGCATTACCATTAATATTAATATTATCTACTTGAAGTGCGGTTAATGTTCCTACTGAAGTAATTGCAGTTTGTGCTGCACCAGTAACAGTTGCAGCAGTACCAGATGTATTGCCTGTTACATTACCAGTTAGTGTTCCTACAAAGCCCGTGGCAGTCGCCACACCAGTGATCGCGACACCCGTGGCCGACGTCGCAATCCTAGAATTATTATCGTAGTATAAAGTAACGCCAGCGCCACTGACCGCATTAAGATAATTGTGTGCGTTCCCTGTGTCCGCCATAGTTAAGTCAGTCGCAAGAATAATTAACTTTCCTGTGCCTGTCTCATTGATGTAAGTGTTGCTACCGTTGTGATAAATTTCTAGATCACCACCTGTTCCAAATATAGCCTTACTGCTGTCAGTAAAGGTGATGTCATCACCAGCAGATATAGCAAGATCAGTGCCTGCGCTAGTATTACCAATAGCCAGAACTTCAGCGAGCGTGTCAACAGTATCGACCTGCGCATCCACATAAGCCTTTATGGACTGCTGAGTGGATAGCTTCGTCGCACTGTTCGACGCCATGTTGTCTTCATCGAGGATGTCGGTGATAGTTACCGCCCCAGTCCCCGATAGGCTGGTTACTTCCAACGCTGTCACCGTTGCCGCCGATGCGGACCCCGATCCTAAGATGCCGTCGAGTGTGCCTGTAAAGCCCGTGGCTGTGACCTCGCCCGTGAACGTCCCCGTCGCCGCGCCCACGTCGCCCGTCACCGTCAGGCTATCAAACCAACCTTTAAGCCACCGAAGAGCTGTAGAACCTATGCTATATGTGCTATCACTAGTAGGCAAAATATCTGCAACAAGTGACGTTACATCAATAAGTGTAGATATATTACCAGCAGTTACATCAGCATCATATGATAGGGCAGTTGTATTAGGACTTGTGTTATCAGACGTGAACGTTGTAAGTGCTACACCGTAACGCCCACCATCGGCAAGGAACGTATTAACACTATACGCTGTGTTCTGTGCATACGTAGCAGCTTGTGCATCAGTTGTAATAGCTTGCCAATTGGCTGGTACAGCAGTTCTAGATGCAGCAAATGTTCCTGTGCTAGGAGTTGTATGTACAACTAACACTTCCCAGATAGTATCTAGGTCTGTATCAATGTAACGTTGTCCAGCGGTAACTGCTAATGCATTCTCCCACGCACCTTGAACACTGTTGATGCTTATGTAACGAGCAAGAACAGCATCTAGAATGTGGAAGTTATTGTGCATTTCCTCATTCCATGGAATCTTATCCAAGGTTGTGAGGTTCAGCCCAAAGTTTGTGGTAGTGTTTGAAGCTGCCATGATACTTCCTAAGTGATATCTACTTCTGTGCCGACAACTTGAACATGCATCTCATTCATTGCCGTTGTAGCAATTGTATATACAACAGTATCACCAGCACTTAAGTAGTACTCAAAGGGAGCTGGAGCAACAGTTAATGCTGCCGTAGCACCAGTAGGTTCTGCTGTAATAGAGCCATCTGCAATAAGCAAGGTCGTTGTTGAATGAAAGAACTCTACAGTGATTAAGTTTAGCCATGATGCAACTAACATACCATTAACAGTAAACGATAGATCACCGTTACTGTCGGCACCAGCTTTGCCTACCCACTGAATCTTTACTTTAGCAGCCTTACCTGATGGAACTGTATAAACGGTCGTAGCCCCAATCGCTGTAGTAGTTGCTGCACCTAAGACACCAATGATGTCAGCCATTATCTTCTCCTATAAACTCACGTCACCAACAGCAATCTTCCACGCAAGTCGTATCTTACGTTGTAGAGCTGTGATTTCATTAGCAATGATTACCTGTTGTGCTCTTGCTGTAGCCTTACTGACTCGCACGTTATCAGCAGGAAATGTGGTATCAACTGCACTAGTCATGATTAACTCCTAATTGATCCTTGGTGGTAGCCCATTGTAATGGATATAAACGCTAACTTCTTTGTAGCATGTCCTGACATACGTAACTTAGCAATCTTATACTTAGCTGTCCAAGCATATAACTTCTCAAGTCGCGTAGGACGCCCACCACCAAAGTCTTCACTGAATTGATCTAAGCCAAATCCAGGAGCATCTCCACCTTCGAACTCCATCTCTAATGTAGGATCAAGAACTTGGACATCCCACCCAGTACCATCATCGAACTTGAGTGTGTCTTCTTCCCAATCCTCACCAAAGTCATTGCGGTCTTCATAGATGTTATCTGTGAACATCTGGACTGTGAACTTGTTGTCTCCAATAGTATCAAAGTTAATGTATCTACTGCCTTTCAGCAAGAACCGTTGATTGTTGTCTGTCCAAGGTAGCTCCCACGTAAACGGTATAGACACACCACTATCATTAACATCAGCAACAGGATTGAAACCTGTATCATCTGTCCAAGGAGTATCGTCGTCCCACATCTCTTGTGAGCCTTCGTAATCCTTGTAGATTTGATCACCTCCTACATGGTCCTCTCCCAAGAGAAACACTTCAGTGCCTTCACACAGAAACACTCTCTTGAGAGCTGATCTACAGCCAGCCCTAAAGTTCCATCCACGCCAATCTTGCCATGCATCAATCTTTAGTTTCTGGTTACGTTTATACACAAAACACCGTGTCTCTGTAGTGTTGGCAGCTACATCACTGTCTGGCACAAACAACATGAAGTTATTAGACTGGCTATCCCAAACAGACCATATACGATCTTCTTGTGAAGCAACAGCAATTAACTCATGAATATATGATAGGTACTCAGGAGTGATAAACTGTCCAGCTCTGTGACTCTCAATGTTACCCGTAAACTGTGCGCGTCTGATGTCTGAGATACCTGAGTTATCAGCAAACAGTATGTTCTCTCCAACACTTTGTATTACTCTATGTGCCAGACAACCTACGTTTTCAATTGCTTCTGTGATTGTAGGTACGTGATCAGAGTCACTAAACACTCCTAAAGTAATAGGTATAACTGCGTCTTCAAACATCACAAGTAACTTATCTCTAAACGTACCTAGACCTTTAATTATATGACTGCCTGTTGGGACACGAGAACCGAGTGCAAGAGTAATACCGTCATTAGGCGCACTAGCTCCAGCCCATGTACCACTTGTATTGGTGTTAGAGATGAACAGGAAATCTTCTTCACCCGCAGTCAAACTTCCAGCCATAACTAAGTATCTATTGTTAGTCACTACAAAGCGAGCAATAGGTACAAAGGCATTAGATATATCAAACAGGTCATGTAAGTACGTCACAGTCATTGATGTATTAATGATGATAGGTTTATTTACACCATTACACACTATCAACTCACCATTGAACTCTGCAAATGATGCAAAGATTGTAGTACTCCACCCACCGGGAGCACCAGCAAGAGTTAGGCCACGTTCATCATCCCATATAAGACGTACAACACCGCTGCCATCTATAGAAACCATCTTGCCATTACCACCAACAGCCACAATGTAACCGTTATAGTACTCCATGTTAATAATGACATCTAGATAGGTACTGGTTTCAGCAAATAATTCCGTACCGGGACGAACTGAGTTGGAGCCGTCGATGCCACGTTGCATGTTCTCTAATACAACAGAGAACTTAGTATCAAGATTCAGATCATTGTCAACAACATTCCACCCACCAGAGAAGTCTCTGATAGTAGCATCTAGCAAGATGTTGGACCGTTGGATACGCTTGGATTGTCCTCTAGGTCCGGTTGGGAATAGTGCTGAACTAGGCATTAGAAGGGTATATCATCATTGAGGTTAATAGGAACTTCCTGCTTCTGTCTTGGTTTAATTGGTTCCAGCACCTCACCTGGATTATGTTCTAACTGTAGTGGCTCTTGTTTAGTCTGTTGAGGCACAACTTCTTGTTTCTTAGCTTGTCCACGGCCTCGCAACGTCTTGAGTAATGCAGAGCCAGCAGTCTTAGCTAACTTAGCGCCTCTAGCAATGGGCATAACCTTACCTAAAAAATCCGCTGCGGTCTTTTGGTTACGTGCTACATTCTCTGGTGCTGTTATCTCTTCAATGGTTATTGGCGCATTGGATAGCGAATTAAATCTAGCATCAAAACCTTCATCTATGTCGCGTCGAACCCATTCACTAGCTTCTCTATCAAAACGTTTAGTAGGAAGACTATACTTATATTGAACTCGTTCTCGGTCTCCAGCTCTGTGATCAGAGTATATATCAATGTCTCCAAAGTTATATGCTCGTTCGATGTCACTGTTTACTCGATTCACATCCTGCATTTGTTGGTCTAATTCTGGTGCTAATGCAGATTCACCTTGTCCTGGAACTGCTGTATCTTCTATACCATCTCCAATATAGTATTGATCTAAGTGATCAGAAAGAAGATTTAATTCAGTGTTGTGATCCATCATATGAGGTCCAGGATCATCTCCACGTAACATTCGTTGATCGTGTCTATACTCACTTATCTGTTTGTCAATGCCTAATTGATCAACAGCCCCAAGAATGATACGCATTCTGGCTCTTGGATCACTTCCTGCTGCGGCTAACTGTTCCATAATCTGTTCTTCAATTGCTTTCTGTAATGCTGGTTCTGCCGCTGCTAACGTATCAGGAACAGCTCCACCAAGTGCTTTAAGTAGTGGACTGCCTCCAGCTGCAACTGCTCCAGCACCTTTAAGAAAGTTTCTCCTTGTAAAGTCAACCACTAAGGCAACGCTGTAAAGCTAAAGGTTGCTGGCCTTGCATTTGCTGGATCAAGACTTATAGGCCCATTGTTATAGTCAGCTTCAAGTTGTTCTACTCTACTCTCGAATAGACCTTGGAACTTCTGTGTAGCGTTAGGGTTAGTACCATCGTCTTCTAGATAGTCATACGTAGCACCAAGTATCAATGCTTGATCATCAAAGTCTACTGTGTCTTGTAACGTAAATGTATCTGGCTTGGTACGATACCGTAAGATAATGTCACCTGTAGCTGTCTTGGGCCAGATGTTAAACACCTTCGTAGTCTTATTAGTTGCAGTTGGACCTAATGCTTCAAAGTGTACAGGTGATGTACCGGACAGATTAAATGGATTAAGTGTAGACTGGGATAACTTAGTCAACATCGTATTACTATTCTCTGGATAGATGACTTGTATGTCTACAAAGCGTTTGATTATGTCTGTAAAGTCTACAGTAGCAACGCCCAACGTCCCGTCTAATGTCACTTGTTGCCACGTACAGAACTGTGGCCAAAACTGACGATCAAACAGGATGTCGAACTTATGTTGAATCATTTCACCGATACGGTCTTCAGCATACACTTGAACACCAGTACCAGAAGCTTGGGATAGCCTATCAGCCGTCCTAGCTATGAGTTGTGAAAATGTAGTCATAAGGGTGAGGGGAAGGTGAAAGGATGAAAGCCCTTCCCCTCGTTCCTATTAGCCGTTAAACTGTTCAATACCGTGCAAGTCAGCGGTATCGCATTTATAACGGACTTCGTAGGAAATGCTACCGTCACAGTCGGTAGTACACAAGATCGTTCCTCGTGTATCTTCTGTGGTAGCGGTTTGAGTTGCTGTATCATCTCCAGCAACAAATCCAATTGGATCTACAGAGATTACATAGTTAGCCGCTCCAGCAGAAGGAGTGCTATCAGGACTAATTCCAAGTGCTTCAAACTTATCAACACGTCCTGTAGCTTGATCATTGTCAGTAACAGCTACAGAAGTATCTTGATCTCCTACAGAAGCACTGGTGGCAATAACAATACTCGTTCCTGCAACATTTGTAGCCACAACAACTACTGTAGAAGTACTTGCTCCTGTAGTAGCAGTGGTAACTACACTACGAGCATCTACAACTTGTCCTGCAATAGGACTTGGAACAACTACATCCGTTCCTGCCGCAAACCGAACTGCATCAACTTCAACAAGAACTTGTTCAACATCAATAGGGAACGTTACATCGTCCTCAGTGTATCCAACAATCTTTTCTGCCTTGTATGGGAGTCCAAGACGATCTCCCCAACCAATGTCTATGGTATCACTCGCTTGTCCAGCACCAACAAGAACTGTATCAACGAACTTAAATGCTTTGTTTCCATACACTTGAGTTGCCGCAGTCACAGTGATATTTTCTACCATCACTTGACCTAGATAATCTCGTCCAGTAATTGTGAGAACATGGTCTGCTCCGGCAGAAGCAACAACAGTAAGACATCGACCATACGTAGCATCGATCATGCCAGAAGTGGTCGTTAAGGATGTAGAACTGCCATCGAACGTGGTCTTGTAGTCTGCACTAGTAAATGTAGCAGCAGTAGCTTCTCCAGCAATACCATCCCAAATTCCATCAGGATCGGCGGCAGCAGGAGCACCAAGATAAGCAATGTGTTCATCACCCACTACATCAGCAGCAAATTCCATGTTAGGAACGTACTGGTTAATCGTGCGTGGGAAATAATCTGCATTAACTTTAGACATAACGTATTCCTCTATTTAAGTTAAACTTGTGCAACCTTAGAAGAACGTGAACGTGCTGACTTCTGTTCTGATCTTGCTTTGAGACTGACATTGACCTCTGGATCAACTTCATCGCCAGTATCCATGTTAACAAGTCCAGGTTCACGTAAGAAGCCTTGTCGTTGCATCTCTTCTTCGGTCCAAATGTGTATCGAACTGCCAGAAGGAAAGTAAACCATCCATCCGGCATCGACTTCTTTTTCGGAGTGTTCGAAACCTCCAGCTAGTACAGGGTTATCATTCTTATCTAGAACGGGTTCCCCTGCACCATTCAACTGAACTTTAGAAGTAACGAACTTACGTGTCCGCTTCCCATCCAGTTTATGTACTTCGAACTTAGGCTTGATATCAGACATAGTAATCCTTTCAAGTATACTACGAGTTAATCAACACGGCGTGGGTACGGAAAGCTTTCCACATACACCATTGACCCTGCCACACAATCCTACGACCATGCGCATCAATCGTCCAAGGAGCAACCAACTCTTTGACCTTCATGTTGACATGTTTAAGGATGTGAAGACGGAGGTATTTACTGTTAATGAAGAACACCTTGTTTACAGGACAATCTTCATCGTACATCATGGGAATGTTCTGATGCTTAACACCAGAGAAGCCCAAGTCCATCATCTTCTTACCTGAGTTAGACTCGGACAAGTTAATGACAACTTTATCACGTACCGCTGTACGATAGTGACGATAGATGTTACGACCAGTAAGCATGACATCAGGCTTATCACCTTTAAGTGTCAAGTCCATCAGGATATCATCGAATGCTTCTTCAATGTTGGTACTGTCTAAATTACCGTTAAAGTCATACGCAGACGTGCGCCACTGATTCTCATTCGCTCGGTTGATATTGCCGACAGTACCTGTTGTGGGATCGTCGGGGATAAGTAACCCAAGTCCTTGAGGGTCTGTTCCTGCTCCGCTTGCGTACAAGTATTCACTGAACTTCTCTTTGATGCTTTCTTCGAGGACATCAATCTTAGCCTTCATCAGCTTAAAGATTTGAGCCGCACCACGGTTCTCATCCTCTTCTTGATCACTAATGACAACACTACCAGCAACACGTGCCCAATTATACGTTACCGTATCAAACTCATTGGTCTGTGCGACAGGTTGTTCGTCATAGTATTCATAAGACGAGATGTTCGGGTTACGTCCCAAAGTCAGTGGGTTCGTAATTTCGTGACCACCATCTTCAAATTCTACACGATTGTTCGCAAAAGCCCACGCCATCAGAGCATTGGACTTAATAGACGCAAGAATCAACTTCTTACGCGAGCGAGTCAGTGTCGAATTGAGGACTGTGGCAATGGGGGTACTAGCCATTGTTTAGTTCTCCAGTTCAGTTAATTCCAGCTTCTCTCATGGCTTCACGAATGATGTCATCAGTAGAAGTATTAGCCGCAGCTATCGGAGCAGTATCTGTAACATTTACAGGGTTCATACCACCATCCGGCAGTGCTTGTTGCGTATTCTGTCGTGGTTGAGTTGCTTGTTCTTGTTGCAACTGTTCCAGTGATTTCGTCCAATCTAATCCCTTTTGGGCATAATAAGATTGAAGTTTGTAATACGCAGCTTGAGGATCTAAACTGGTGTCTTGTTGTAACATCTTTGCAAGAGTGCCTTCATGCATTGCTGCATCTGGGAAACGACCAATGAAATCGTTGTAGACTTCTGTTGCTCTATCATTTGCGGCCTGTGTGTCGGCTCTCTGTGATTGTTCCTGCATCAAAGGTGCTAGTGAGTTGTCGATCAACTGCTTAATGGCATTCATATCTGTGCCACCATTACCACCTAGTAATGCATCTATATTATGCCCTGAAGACTGTGCTTGTGTCAACATAAATTGTATGGTGCCTACAGGGTCGGTCTTGTAAGAAGAAATTAGCTGTGCGCCAGTAGTTAACTCTTGTGGAGATAAAGAGTACTCACTACCTAAATTACCAGCGGCATTGATAGCCTCTAACTGTCCTTTAACGGTGTCAAGCTCTCTGGTAACATTGTCTGCGCGCTGTTTCTCTCTTTGAGCTGTTTCATAATGTCGTCGTTCTGCTCCTTGTCGTGCGAGGACGTTACCGTTTCTGTCAACGAGGTCTTGGGGACCACGAGACGGTTGCTGTTGCTGTTGAACATCGCCTCCCGCAGGACTTTGTTCACCACTGGCTGTAGGTGTTTGTTCCGAAGCTGCTTGCGTCGTTGTATCACCTTGTTCTTCAGTACCTTCGCTGCTAGTCGGTTCATCACCTTCTCCAATGTTATTTAAGATGTCTTCATCAGTAGAAAGCTCTGTTTCTGTATCAGTCATCATTTCATCCTTTACTGTATAGTATTACCTTGTGGTGCCCCTTGTCCTTGTGCTTGGGCCATAGCACTCTGTAACGCTTCTTTCGGTGACACTCCAGAGTCTATAGCTGACTTGACTTGCTGCTTAATCTCTGGAGGTAGTTGTTGTAGTAGTTGTTGTAGTTGTTCAGGACTTGCTGTAGATATGTCATTCTGACCACCAGCTTGTCCTTCTTGTGGTGGTGCTTCTTTACCTGACTGTTGGTCGATAGCTTCTTGTAACTCAGCCCAGTCCTCTTCACGAATTGTTATCTCGTCGAATGCTTTCTCCATCGACTGTAACATCAACTTTAACACGGGCCCCGGCGCTGCGTTTACGAATTGCCCTAATACTTGGCCTAGTTCCAAAGCCTCTTCTTTTTTCGCCTGACTCGTAGGTTTCTTCGTAGAGCCTCCAAGGACTGTGTGGGACAGTGTAGAAATCTCCTGTGGACTCATATTCTGCCATTGTGCTGCTTCTTCTTCTCCAACTATTTGAGCTACCTGTTCCTGTGGCATATTCATTAGACACAACTGTGCAATGCCCCAGTATATCTGTCCAATCCAGTCTTCAATCTGGTCTGCCTTCTCATCAACACGCATGTTAGACGCACCAACATTAGCATCGACAGCAGACTTGTTAGTGTTGGTTTTAAACTGGCCACCACGTAACACTTCACCAACTGAAGAGATGCGATCAATGGCATCATAATAGTTCTGCTTATCAAACATCTTATCGTGTTGAACAGACGGAGGTGCTATGGAGCCAATCAACTCATCAAACTTCACACCTTCAGGTAACGAAACACCTCTAGCAGTGCCATCATCACCATTAAGTACCGCAGCTGCTTGCTCTTTATCTATGTAGTTCTCATTGTACCAAATGTTACGTCTTGCCCACTTACGGAACCTCTTAGTCTCATCTGATATCTCATTGATGGCATCTTGTTGATCTAAGTAGTATGACACTTCACCCTTAGTCAATGGGCCACTAGGACTCTCAAAGAACGTAAGCGGATAGTATGGATAGAAACAGTCTAACTGTAACGGATCATCCCACACCCAAATAGGCCACGTCCAATCTTTAGCATTATACATCAACACACGACGAGTAACCTTATCCCATACGTAGTAGACCTTAGTCATCTTTGCACGTTCAAATGCTATCTCATTGTCGAAGCCAAATGTCTTAGCTGTGTCTTTACCATCATCGAAGAGACTGAAGTTGTCTGCACTCTTGTCATCTTCGTCCTCTGATCCACCAATAGATACCTTCATCACATGAGTGGACTTGTAGATAGACTTATACTCGTTTCCACTCTTGTTAGCGTACTTAGCAAGGATGAACGTAGTAGGTAAGATGTCTTCCTCTATTACCCAGTTCGCATCTGTGAGGTCAATCTCTTTAGCATTGGGATCAATGAAGATATCCATAGGACCACGGAACTTAGCAAACGGACCACTAGGCTGTAAGATGTCAATGCTCTCTTCCAACGCCTGTATCTGGCCTTCGATCTCATTCAACTCTTTAGTTGTCTTAGCTTTCTGTAACTTCTTAGCTAAGTCAGTCAAGTCCTGTAACGCCTGTTCACTACTCTCTTGTTTGTTGATCCAACCGATCTTAATGAATGAACGATTAGTCAACAATGTAGTTACAACACCACGCTTGGCCTTGGGCTTTAAGTTGAATCCAGGAGCGTGTTTACGTCCACCTAATGCATTAACTAGACGCTCTAACAGTGTAGCTAGACCTTCATCACCACTACGAATAGCGGTGAACTCCGCTTCTGGATTCTTAGCATACAACGCAGGAACCATAGTAGTTACGTTTGCAAATACAACGTTTTCAGTTTCCGTAATGTTATCATTTAACTTCTGATTACCTACGTCGTTGCCTGATGCATGTTCCTGTGGAGTACGATGATTAAGTTGATCGTTCTCAAAGTAACGAATAGCTTCTAACCATGCCTCACGTACATCTTCAGTGTGCTTCTTAGCCTGTTCCATGCGAGACTTCCACACCGTACCAGTGACCTTAGCAACAGGTATCTTACTGTCACCAATGACTTGGTATGATGGAGCAACTTTAGTCTTACGTGTTCGTGGTTGTTTAGGTAGAGACTGTTCAATGTTAGCCTCTACTTCTACTGGTAACTGGTCTAATTCATCTGCCATATTACTTTGCCTTACCTAATGGAATGCCGCGTCCATCTGCAATGTTACCGTATTCTTGTTGAATCTTTTGGAGTGCTTCTAATAACAAAGAGAAGTCTCCATCTTGGTGTTGAATATTTCCAGACAAGTCCGTACTATAATCAATTCCTTCAGATTGATTATTACGAATGCCCAGTGAATCACTCATATCTACAAAGTCGCTGTCTAATACTCTAGCAGACTGCGTTGGATTTGGTAAGTGCGCTGTTCGATCAAGTGGGAACGCTTCAACTTCTTGTGTAGGAGCATTAGGATCATTACCAGGACGTACAGGTTGTTGACCATACGTTTCTGGTGGATACAAGTCTTTACCAAACTTTAACTGTTCACCTGTAGTTTGATCAGACAGTCTATTAGACAATGGAAGGTCTAACTGTGAACGTGCTTGTGCTGTACCAGCAGATAACTTACCATACATAATCTCAGCACGTTTCCTAGCTTCAGCCAACTGTTGCTTGTCTGCCGCTGTTGCGTTAGGTGGTAGATCTTCATTCAGCGTCTCTAAAAGTTCTCTCTGAAACTTATGTGTTGCGTTGTCTTGAGAGAATATCTCTCTACTAACTGTTTCATCTCTAATCAATTGATCCAGAAAGGGTCTATCAGTGTTAAGCACATCAGCATCAGTAATGTCTAATGGGTCCACGTGATCAAGCTTGCTTAATGCATCTGGACGTTGTGTGTGAAACTTCTGCACAATGTTATCAGCACCAAAGTCTTGTTCACCTTTGAAGTAATTCAGTAAAGACTCTTCACCTTGTTGACTGCCAAACATGCCCCCACGCTTGTCACCCATGTTGAATGTAGGTGTTGTAGGTTGTGTTGTCTTCCTGTCCACTGGACCTTTAGCTTCATCATACCCAAACTTACTGCTTGTTATTCCTTGTTTCTTATTGCGTTTGGCATCTTGAGGAATTCCACTGGCACGCTCATCTCGTCTAAGCACCTCACTCTGCTCTCTAAGTGTATCTGCAAACTGTTTCGACTTTAAGCGTTCTGGAGATAGCGGACGACCTTCCATTTCAGCTAGCCGCTGTTGTAATTCACTTGGTTGTGCCTCATATGCGCGTTCATTCTCGAAAGGATTTATATACTTCTCAGGCTCATCAAACTTCTCTGCACCAGATACAGTAGGATTGTTTTGTGGTGTATTTGAGTGTATAGTCTTGTGCTTCTGAGGACGCGCATACTCTTTCTGTGCTTGTCTAGCTCTAGGCTTCAATGGACGTGGAGTTGTTGGCTCCGCATACGTAGGAGTTGCTGGGGGAGAGTTCTGCCTACGTAATTGTTGGCGACGTACAACACCAATATCTTGATTAGGCACAGCATCTTTATTACGTTGTGCATTTGCAATAATTACATCAACAAGCCTTTGTATAGAACTAGCCATGTCGATAGTTCCTCTGATGCTCTGGAATGTCTCTACTGCCCCATTGCATCCATCCAACAGTCTTAGGTGTATGCTCAATCATCAACTTAGATATATTAGGACGATGTGATAACATATACTTAGTAGTATCCATGGCATGATCATTCTTATCCATTGGCTTATCTAACTGCTCACCAAATGTATTCTTCTGCCAGTAGTAGTCACTGATCTCATTGATCCAGAACTCTAGCTTGTCAGATACATACAAGTAAGGGGCTTCAGCCGTACCAGTGATAGGATTAGTATGGTTACGTTGTGGTACAAGATATTGATTCACTTTCACAATACCATTAGAGATGTCATTGTTACCTCTAACAGACTTGATGCCATCTTCAAGGAACATGTCAGCAATACTCTTACCCACCAGCTTCTTACCTGTAGACTTTCTACGGAAGATATCTGGATCAGCAAGTATTAAGTTACTACTTTCCACACTATAGTCACTGCGAATACGTTTAATATGTGCAATGTGGTCATCCAACGGAAGTTCCTTTTCGTAGGCTCCATCCATAAGGAACACATTACCAAGCTGATCGCAAAAACCAATAAGATAACAAAAGGGGACAGCCAAACCATAATCATATCCTTCTAATATAGTTAACTTGTCTGTACGCATCCTTAACTGTTTGTAATAGTTATGCACAGCGTGATGAGACATAACATGAACATCTTCATCAAAGCTAGGATATACAAGTCCTTCGTAACTCGACCACTCACCCATGAGGAACCTAGCACGCATTTGCCCCTTGTACGTACCTTCCAGAGTCTGGATAAAGTCAGCTTCGAGATTCGCCTTGTTCTCATACGTAGACCCTTCAAACAACTTAATCATTGGAACAGGCATGTTATCTACAAGTCTAGGCTTACCATCTTCATCAACTTCACACAGCAACTTCTCATTTACATGTCCATTAGCCAAGTCATGTATGGGCTTAACCAACTCTCTATATACCCAGTTACGTGTAGGGTTAGTAGTAAGGATAAACCAACGAGGTCCAGTAGCAGGCATGTTAGGATCGACACCTTCATATCTAGTACTCCCACGCAAACGTCCAAGTAAATCTAAGAAGTCCTTGTGAACAATCTCTGGATCTTCCATCTGATCCACAAAGATAGCGTCATAAGTAGCAGATAGCAAGTTAGATGTAGTAGCTTCATTACCCAACTTACCTTGTTGAGCAATGTACCTAAAGTTGATCGTGGTTCCGTTCTTGAGTGTACATGTGTTACTGGCATTAGCTGACTTAGGAAAACTCTCTATCCAATCTATCGGTATCCACTTCAAGAACTCTTTTCGTAGAGTATCGTTAAGCTTAGGATAAGTACTACGAGCCATGAGTATATTGGCACCTGGATAGTCCTTAGCAATCTGGATACACTTGATACATGCACCTGATGTCTTACCATTAGCAAAGCCTCCACCAAACAGTTGTACCTTGCCTTGTGACTTAAGGAATCTATCTTGTAGTGAGTCTTTTTCTAACTTAAATGTAGGCATTAACTGTTCTTCACTATGACTTTAACATTCACACGATTCACACCACCAAGGCCCATGCGACCTACGATCTTACGAGTTATAACAGGTGCATCAGCCTCGCCCGCCCCAGGCAAGGATGAAGCCCATGAAGTTTACAAAGTCTCT